ATAGCGGCAATCTGGCTGAAGTGATGGAGGAGGGTGACCTCGACTCTATCGCTGCCGATTTGATTTCTGATTTTGACGATGATCTCAACACCCGAAAGGATTGGGAGGAAGCCTATATCAAGGGCCTCGACCTCCTTGGCCTGAATATTGAGGAGCGCACAACTCCTTGGCCGGGCGCATGCGGCGTGTATCATCCCGTCCTCACTGAGGCGGTGATTCGCTTTCAGGCCCAAACTATTATGGAGGTTTTCCCCTCCTCTGGCCCCGTAGAAACCAAGATCGTTGGCAAGGCCGACGAAGAGGTGCTTAAACAGGCTCAGCGCGTAAAGCAGGAAATGAACTACGTAGTCACGGAAAAGATGCGTGACTATCGCTCCGAAACTGAACAGCTTCTATTCCGCCTCCCCTTGGCTGGCTCCGCATTCCGTAAGGTATACTACGATACGATCAATAAGCGCCCTGCCGCAGTCTTTGTGCCTGCGGAGGACTTCGTGGTTGCCTACGGCACAACAGATCTCGCCGCTTGCCCGCGTTACACCCACGTAACGCGCATGTACCCGAACGAACTTCGGAGATTGCAGGTGAGTGGTTTCTACCGGGATATTGATATTCCGGAGCCATCCCCAGACTACTCATCGCTACATAAAAAGTACGATAAGGTAAAGGGCGAGACCCCATCATTCTCGGATGATACGCGGCACACAATCCTTGAGATGTGCGTTGATCTTGATCTTCCGGGGTTTGAAGATGAAGATGGGCTTGAATTGCCCTACGTTGTGACAATTGAGAAGTCCAGCAGGACCGTTCTGTCGATTCGACGGAATTGGAAGGAGGGAGATCCTTCCGTAACCAAGCGCCAATACTTCGTGCATTATCAATATCTCCCGGGGCTTGGGTTCTATGGCACGGGGCTTGTTCACCTTATTGGCGGCATTGCCAAGTCGGCAACGTCGATCCTCCGCCAGCTTGTTGATGCCGGAACGCTGTCCAATCTCCCGGGCGGTCTGAAGGCCCGTGGGCTCCGAATCAAGGGCGATGACAACCCCATTATGCCGGGCGAGTTCCGCGATGTGGATGTGGCCTCTGGTTCAATCCGCGACTCAATCACATTCCTCCCCTATAAAGAGCCGTCGAGTGTGCTGTATCAGCTTCTCGGCAATCTCGTTGATGAGGGACGCCGCATTGGCTCCATCGCGGAGATGGATGTTGGAAATTCAAACCCCGAAGCACCTGTCGGCACAACTCTAGCCCTCCTTGAGCGGTCTATGAAGGTTATGAGTGCCGTTCAGGCGCGTGTGCATGCAGCCCTTAGCCGCGAATTCCAGCTTATTGCTGATGTGATTCGTGAGTACATGCCCCCTGATTATGAATACGCCATTGCTGATAATCCCCAGCAGCCCTACAGCCGTCAGGCCGACTTTGATGATCGCGTTGACATCATTCCGGTGTCTGACCCGAACGCCTCCACTATGGCGCAGAAGGTGATGCAGTATCAGGCTGCCATCCAGCTTTCGCAAAACGCCCCTGAAGGCATGTACAACACTGAAGTGCTGCACAAGCAGATGCTGCATGCTTTAAACGTGCCGAACGTGGACCTTATCCTGCCGCCGAAGGATCAGGCAGTCTCCACGGACCCCGTCACCGAGAACATGCATGTGATGTCTGGGAAGCCAGTTCAAGTGTTCCCGGAACAGGATCATGACGCCCACATTAAGGTGCATACGGCGTTTATGCAGGATCCCATCTACCAGCAGTTTGTTTCGCAAAACCCCAACGCACAGCAGTTTATTGGGGCGATTCAGAGCCATCTGGCCGAACACTTCGCCTACTCCTACCGCCGCCAGATTGAACTCAAGCTTGGCGTGAGCCTTCCCCAGATGGGTCAGCAGCTTCCGCCTGACGTTGAGAACGACATTGCCAAGCTTGCGGCAGTTGCGGCAGACAGGCTCCTTCAGCAGCACAACGCTGAGCAGGAACTTGCCAAGCAGGATCCGAATGATCCGCTCACCGTTATGCAGCGCGAAGAACTCCGCATTAAGGAAGAGGCCGTCAAGGTGAAGCAGCTTGTTGCCGAAACCGATGCCCTCTACAAGGAAAACAAGCTGGAAATTGAAGCCGCAAAGCTTATTGACCAGCGCAATCAGCCCGTAATCGAACCCTTCAGGAAGCGAGCATTTTGACCGAACTTGATGTGATTAAGCAGAAAATCCGGAAGTATCTGAATGAATATGCAGACGATCTGGCTGGGGGTATCGCAACTGACTTCCCTCACTATAGGTATGTTACTGGCATCGTACACGGTCTTGCTTTGGTTGAGCGCGAGATTATTGACCTACAGCAAGCGAGGTCCGAAGAAGACTAATTTTGGATATGTGTATTCTTCGCGTTATCATACTCTTACACCATCAATGGTGCATCTCGCCAAGCGGCGCACAACGTAGGAATACGCATGTACACAGAAGCCAAACTGTCGAAGGACATTTTGGATAAGCTTCCTGAGCCGAAGGGCTATAGGATTCTTATCGCAGTACCGGATGTAGAGGAAAAGACGAAGGGTGGCATTTTGCTCCCCGACAGCCTCAAGTCCAAGGAGGAAACGGCAAGCATTGTCGGTCAGGTTCTTTCAATGGGACACGATTGCTATGCAGACGCCGACCGCTTTCCAGCGGGCCCCTACTGTCAAGAAGGTGATTGGGTTGTTTTCCGTGCCTACACGGGAACCCGGTTCAAGATTGACAAGAAGGAATTCCGATTGATCAACGACGATAGCGTCGAGGCAATCGCGAAGGGTCCGGAAGGGATTGAGCGGGCATGACAATGGATAATGAAGCCGATGACACCGAAATCGGTGTTCCTCTTGAGACGGACAAGGGTGCCGTAGAAGAGGAAAGTCTTCAGGTAGAGATCGTTGACGATACTCCTCCTGAAGACCGTGGCCGCAAGCCCATGAAGGAGAAGGTAGAAGACCCGACCGACGAGGAGTTAGCCTCCTACGACGAAAAGGTTCAGGCTCGAATCAAGAAGTTTACCCGTGGCTACCACGATGAACGCCGTGCAAAAGAACAAGCTTTGCGGGAACGCGAAGCGACTGAAGCCTACGCAAAACAGATTATTGAAGAAAACAAAAAACTTCAACAACAGCTTTCTAGTGGAAGTAAAGTACTAATTGAGCAATCACAATCGTCTGCTGCAATTCAGCTTGAATCCGCCAAGAAAAAATACAAGGAAGCCTACGAAGCGGGGGATGTAGACGCTTTAACTGACGCCCAAGCAGAAATTGCTGAAGCTACGTTAAAACTAGATAAGACCCGTGGCATGAGGCCAATAGAGGTAGAAGAAAAAGAATTTGCACCGGCGCAACCAGAAGAACCCAACCTTACTCCACGCACCAAAAAGTGGGTCGATGCCAATAAAGATTGGTGGGGTAAAGACGAAGAAATGACTATGGCTGCTACCGGGCTTGACAAAAAGTTAGCACGAGAGTATGGTCCCGAGTACGTAGGTACTGAAGAGTACTTCCAAACCATTGATAAAACAATGCGCAAACGATTTCCTGAGCATTTTGAAGATGTTCAGAGCGACGAGGAAGAATATGACCCGCCTCCTAGAAAGAGGTCAGAACCGGCTTACGAGGATGAAACCACGCGCCGTGCAACAAAGCCAAGTTCCGTTGTGGCACCTGCCACCCGGAGCACACCACCTAACCGTATTCGGTTAAAGGCATCCGAAGTGGCGATAGCTCGCCGTATTGGGGTGTCAGTAGAAGAATACGCAAAACAGGTTGCTTTACTTAGAAGGAATGAATAATGGAACAGCAAACACAAAACCGTAAGAGTCGTGATTCTGAAACCAGAGTAGAAATGCTGCGCCCACAGATGTGGCGTGCGCCTGAAACTCTGCCATCACCCGACCCTCGACCTGATTGGACGCACCGTTGGGTACGTACAAGCACTATGGGTGTAGCTGATCCGGGCAACATTTCGTCGAAGTTACGCGAAGGATACGAACCCTGCAAAGCAGAGGATTATCCTGAGCTCATGATGCACGCTTCCACTGAAGGTCGTTTTAAAGGAACGATTGAAGTGGGTGGTTTGTTGCTCTGCCGCATCCCGTCTGAGTTTTTGGTACAACGTATGAAACACTACGATGAAAAGAACAGAATGCAGATGGAATCAGTGGACAACACTTTTCTCCGTGATAGAGACGCTCGATCTAATATGGCGATGATCGTCGATAAAAAGTCGAAAGTCACTTTCGGTTCTGGTACATAAATTTTAGGAGTCATTAAATGGCAGCTACAGCTTCTCCCTATGGGCTACGTCCCATTAACCGTATTGATGGCATGCCTTATGCTGGTGCAACTCAGACTTTTCTGATTGACCCTGCTGGCGAAGCCACCAATATTTTCTATGGTCAGGTGGTCATTATTGGCGCGGACGGCTATTTAGCCATCTCTACCGCCACTGGTGCCGACATTACGACCAACAACCTTGGCGGCAGCGGCATCGGTGCGATCGGCGTTTTCGTCGGTTGCCAGTACGTCAATGCACAAGGTCAAGTGATTAACTCTCAGTACTACCCCTCCGGCACAACCGGTGTGGTAACAGCTAAGGTTATTACTGACCCAAGCGTTGCTTTCCAAGCACAGCTAGATGGTTCTGGCGCTCAAACAGTTTTGGGCACTAACACCTTCTTTGCCGCTGTACAGAGCACCAGCACTGGTTCTACCACAACTGGTAACTCAACCAGCGCTTTGGAATCTACAGTGCAAACCACTGCTGCGGCTTTCCGTATTGTGGGCTTTGTTGAGATTGAAGGCTTCTCGGAAATCGGCGACGCGTTCACTGATGTGTTGGTTAAGTTCAACCCCAGTGCCCACTCGTATACAAATAACGTCGGCCTGTAAGGAGTAAATCATGGCAATTTCACGCGCACAACTACTTAAAGAACTGCTCCCCGGTCTGAACGCTTTGTTTGGTATGGAGTACGCTCGCTACGGTGAGCAACACAAGGAAATCTACGAGACTGAAACCTCTGAGCGTTCCTTTGAGGAAGAAACCAAGCTGTCCGGCTTTGGTGCTGCACCTGTCAAGAGCGAGGGTTCTGCCATCGCTTATGACAACGCGCAGGAAGCTTTCTCTACCCGCTACACGCACGAAACCATCGCCCTTGGCTTCAGTATTACTGAAGAAGCGATCGAAGACAATCTGTACGACAGCCTGTCTTCACGCTACACCAAGTCGCTGGCTCGCGCTATGGCGTACACCAAGCAGACCAAGGCTGCTGCTGTTCTGAACAACGGTTTCACCAACTCCTGCCATTATTACGGCGGTGATGGCGTTCCTCTGTTCAGCACTTCGCACCCAACCGTTGGCGGTGGTGTTAACTCCAACACTCCTTCGACCCAAGTTGATTTGAACGAGACTTCTTTGGAAGCCTCCGTTATTCAGATCGCTGCTTGGACGGATGAGCGTGGTCTGTTGATCGCTGCTAAACCTCGTAAGCTGATTGTTCCACCTGCGTTGCAATTCGTTGCTACTCGCTTGCTGGAAACTGGTCTGCGTGTTGGCACTGCTGACAACGACATCAATGCGTTGAAAAACAACGGTTCAATCCCCGGGGGTTACACCGTCAACAACTATTTGACTGACACCAACGCTTGGTTCATCTGCACAGACGTGCCTAACGGTTTGAAGCACTTTGTGCGTACACCGATGACTAATAACATGGATGGTGATTTTGACACGGGTAATGTCCGTTACAAATCCCGCGAGCGTTATAGCTTCGGCTGGTCAGACCCACTGGGTATGTTCGGCTCGTCCGGTTCGACCTAAGCGAACCCGCATAAAACCTAGGTTCTATGCTAAAGAGAGGCCCCTTCGGGGGCCTTTTTTATTGTTTGCTTGACAGGTTAATTTCTTGTGGTACATTACCTGTTACTAAGTCACAGGAGATACTATGGACACCACGGGGTTACCTAAAACAAGAGCCGAAGCAAAAGAAACCGGTAGTAAGTACTACTTTACTGGGCAACCGTGCAAGCATGGGCATATAGCAGCCCGTAAAACAAAAGGCTCTTGCCTAGAGTGCTTAAAGGTAGAGTGGCAAGAAGGGGTGGTATCCCGTGCAGATTACTTTGCCGACTACAACCGACGTGAAGAAGTGAAGGATACTAAACACGCTTGGTACCAAGCAAATAGGGAGCAAGTAATGCTGGCGGCTAGCACCCGCCCAGCAGAGGTTAAACGAGAATACCAAGCTGCGTGGAAAGAACGGAACGCAGTATGGGTAAAAGCAGACACGAAATCCCGTAGGCGCAAGCATAGAGAAGCCACCCCCAAATGGCTAACGGTAGCGCAAAAAATTGCAATGCGTGAGATATACAAAATTGCCATAACTATGACCCAGACCACTGGGGAGCAGTACGTGGTTGATCACATCGTACCGTTGCGCTCCCACGAAGTTTGCGGCTTGCACGTACCTTGGAACCTGCGGGTAATCACCCAAGAGGAAAATTTAAAGAAGTCCAACAAACTTCTTGCACCCCCCGCGACAAAGTGATATATTGCTGCTAATCCGGACTTTCCGGTGTATCTAACAGTTCCGGCTGACGACATGCAGATAGATACACCCAACTTGCATGTAAGGAAAAATTATGGCACGCACTACGTTTCAAGGCCCAGTTCGTTCATTGGGCGGCATCTATCAACAAGGCCCAGCCTCTGTTGTTGAAATCACAACCAGCACCACATTGAGCCCCGAAGCCCACGGCGGTCGTATCATTTCTGTTGGTGGCTCTTTGGCCGCTGCACTCACATTGACGCTTCCCGCAATCAATGTTTCGACCAACCCAACCACGTCTGGCCCCGGTCAAGACCCCAATACGCTGAACAACGAAGGCGTTGTCTACACCATCTGGGTTCCTACAACCATCTCCACTAGCTCGTTGAAAATCGGTGTTACCGCTGCGTCTGGTGACTTGTACGTTGGCGCTGTAATGTCTATTGATTCAGACACATCTGGTGCTGTGGTTGCTTTCTCTGCTAACGGCTCTTCCAATGACTTCATCAACTTGAACGGTACAACTACCGGCGGCGTTGCTGGCACATGGGTTCAGATCGTGGCGATTGCTGCTGACAAGTACATGGTGACTGGAAATGTTATTGGTTCCGGCACTGTCGCTACACCGTTCGCAGACTCTTAATCAACTCAAGGGGCTTCGGCCCCCTTTTAAAAGGAGATTGATTATGATGCAAACAGACGTTAAATCGCAACACGGCGGAGTTTCTGGCTTGATGGTTCCGTACCGTACTCGCCTTAAAGGCGCGGTTGTTTTTCCGTTTTCTGGTGCTACAGAGTACACCGTTTTGGTTGATAACATCAGTATCAGCGGAACTTACGCAAGAGCCACTACTACGGCGACAATTACAGCGGCTAATCATGGTTTAAGGGCTGGCGATTGGGTTTATCTGGACTGGGATTTGACGGATAACCCGTACCAAGTCCAAACAGCCGCCACTGCAAATACGTTTACTGTCACTGTTGCGAATTCGGGTGCGGCCAGCGGAAATGTCACCGTATACAACGACGTGCTGCTGCAATTGGACGCATCAAATCAAACTGGATACAGTGTGCCGATTCCCGGCGAAGGTATTCTTGCCCATCACGGCATACGCCTTTTCTTGGGAGCCAACACACATATCACGGTGTTTTATGGCTAAGAAAACCCCATCCCTTGCAGTAGGTCGCGGTGAGAAGCTGCCGGTCTCTAAAGGGGCGGGCTTGACTGCCAAAGGCCGTGCCAAGTACAACGCTGCTACGGGTAGTAACCTGAAGGCTCCACAGCCCCAAGGTGGTAAACGCAAGGATTCGTTCTGCGCCCGTATGAGCGGTATGCCCGGCCCGATGAAAGACGAAAAAGGCAAGCCTACCCGTAAGGCTGCTTCACTAGCAAGATGGAAATGCTGAAATGACCGAAATTACGTTAACAGAGCCCATCTTGGTCATTCCACCATCTTTGAG